ATGATGGTTCAGCTAGAATGCACATAATTACAAGTGCAACTGAAACAGCCTTTTTTAATCAAGTACAAGATGCAGATATTGTTTTCAAAGGAGATGATGGTGGCACAACCATTGAACCTATGAGAATTGATATGTCTAATGATGGTGCAGTTACAATTCAAAATAAAGATGGTGGGTCAGGTCTTATTTTAAACAGAGATTTTTCTGGTTCAGATGTAGGTAGTAGTAATACAAATTCTGCTAATTTAGATTTTCAAATGACTGACTCTGCAACAAGTCAAATCGTTGCTAGAATTGCACCTCAAGCTAGATCAGGAACTGGAGATGCCTTTAAAGGACATTTAAGATTTTTTATATCAAATGCATCAGGCACTTTAGTAGAACGAGCATCACTTAATAATAATGGACAATTAGATGTAACTGGTAATGCAGGAAGTGATTTTATTCTCAAGATACACAATGATAGGGATAACTCTGATGCTTATGGAATGAGAATTAAATGTGGTACAGACAATGCATCAGGTACTAATATAGCCATTGCATTCCAAGATGGAAATGGAAGTAGTATAGGAAATATTACATTTAGTGGTGGTACAGTTAGTTATAATCCTTTTACTGGTTCTCACCCTTGTATAGTTCCTGATGCAGATAATGATGAAAATAGTGATGCTAATGCTTATCCTTATGGAACTTTATTAGAGGTTACAAGTATATCTTATACACAAAAAGATGGTGCTGATACCGAAAGAGGTATTTTGTATAATGTGCAAAAATCATCAAGTGCAAAATCAAAAGCAGTTATCGGTGCATATAGTGGCTCAATGAATGGCACACCCATTGATGATAATACAAATGCAACTAACAAACATTTAGTGCATATTTTAGGTGATGGACACATACTTTGTAACAATGAAAATGGAAACATTGCTGTAGGTGATTATATTTGTACATCTTCTACAAGTGGAGAAGGTATGAAAGCCACATCAATTTGTGCAACAATAGGAATAGCAAGAGAAGCTGTAACATTTACAAATAGCACAGCAGTTTTAGTTGCAGTCGAATATGGATACAGACAGTTTATTCCAGAAGATATAGAGGCTAGAATTACAGCATTGGAGAACGCATAATGACCAAAGACAAAATCACCGAATATGATGCAACCGCATCCAACAACACCGATGTTGGAGGTGTAAATTTGGCTGAAAATTCAGCATTACCCAGTGACATGAACAATGCCATCAGGGAGGTACTTTCGCATCAAAAAGAGGCATTTGGATCAGGCACTCCATTATATGTTGATCAGACTAATAATAGGGTTGGTGTAAACAAAACTCCGACAGTGGCTTTGGATGTATCAGGTGATATTACATTCACTGGCGATCTTGCATCCTCTACAAGTGGTACATCAAACTTCAGAGCAGGTGTCAATGCAGGTAACTCTATAGCAAGTGGTGGTAATTATAATACTGTAGTTGGAGATGAAGC